TAATAAATACAAGTTTCCATGATTTAAAAGCTGAAAACATATATCATACTTTTTTATTAGGAATGTTAATCTGGTTAAGGGATAAGTATGAAGTTAAATCAAATGGAGAAAGAGGACAAGGCAGATATGATATTTTACTTTTACCACTTGATAAGAAAAAACCAGCTTTTGTATTTGAATTTAAAGTATCAAAAACAATAAAAGGATTAGAAAGTAAAGCAGAAGAAGCCTTAAATCAAATAAAAAAGAAACAATATGATGTAGGTATTAAGGAGTCAGGAATAGATAAAATCTATAGAATAGGCTTAGCATTCAAAGGTAAAAAAGTAAAAATTAAATATGAATTAGCTTAATTGTTAGTATAGTAAATGGTATTGGTGGAAGAAATTTATTAATACCATTTTTATGAATTATGCCAGAACATTCGCGACTCTAGCACTCGTAGGGTGTCAGTCGTGAGAGGTTCAGATAAATTACAAAAATAGTCAGACACTGTCTGACCAATTAGATACTCAATTTCGCAGACAGTGTCTGCGGAATTCAAATTAAGTTGGTCTCACTATCTTATTTTAATGAGAATGATACTTTGGTAAAATTAAAACTTTCAGTAGATACACAACAATCCTACCTTCTTTGGATGAATTTAAAAAGATTATAGAAGAATAACATTAAGGGGAGAAAATGGTGTAGTGGTATAATAGAATTTGTATAAAAATATAAAAGCAATTGACATTGAGTGGGAAATATTGTATCATAATCTATATTATGTAAAAAGGAGTGTGAGAAATATGGAAAAAATTTTAAATGTTGCTGAATATATCTTTAAAGAATATCAAAGAGTTACTGGAGAATATATTGATGAGATGAAATTACAAAAACTTTTATATTTTTCACAAAGAGAAAGTTTAGCTATATTAAATAAGCCAATGTTTAGTGAAAAATTTGAAGGATGGAAATATGGACCAGTTTCTAGAGAAGTTAGAACATACTTTACTCAAGAAGATGGGATACAAACTTATACAGAAGATATAAAAAGTGAAAATAAATATATAGTAAATAATGTGATATTAGAGTATGGTTCATTAGCTTCATGGAAGTTGAGTGAAATGACTCATAAAGAGATTTCTTGGTTAAATTCTAGAAAAGGATTATCTGAAAATGAAAATGGAAATAAAAAAATAGAGTTAGAAGATATCAGAGAAGATGCAAAAAAAGTGAGACCTTACGACTATATTTGGGATATGTATTATGATGAGTTTGAAGATGTGATACAATGATAGGAAAAATCTACACGTCTATGACGGAATTTTTTGATTCTAAAACAAATAGTACACGAATTAAGGCTAGACCAGTTTTAATTTTAACTGATACGAGGAACAATGATTATACTGTTTTACCAATTTCAACAATAACTATTAAAACAAATATAGATACTTATTATGATATAAAAATTGACCCAATATCTTACCCTAAATTAAAATTAAAAGAAATTTCTTATGTGAGAACTCATAAGAGAACATCTATACATCAAGCAAGTATTGATAAAAGTAATATTATAGGAGATTTAAAAACAGATTATGAAGAATTATTTTTAGAGATACTAAAAAAAGTTGAAGAATTTGATAATGAAGTTATTGATAGTGCTTTAAAATAAAAAACTATAAAAAAACTGCAACTCTGATCTTATAGTTAAGATTTTGGTTGTTTTTCAAATAGTGTTGATAAAAAAGTTTAGACTATAACCTGAGAGAATTAAGAGAATTTTTGAGGAAAACTTAAGAATTCTCTTTTTATATATAAAAAATTGAAATAGTATCTTATATATGATATAATGAAAACATAGATAAAATATTTAATTGGGAAAGCTAAGAAAGGAGCAAAATTATGAAAGCTGAAATAAAAAAAGATATTTATCAAGAAATACATGATTTATTACATAAAGCTAGACAAGATATAATATCAAATGTAAATTACACAATGACAAAAACTTATTTTCTAATTGGAAAAAGAATGGTTGAAGAAGAACAAAATGGAAATAAAAGAGCAGAGTATGGAAAAAAATTAATGAAAACTCTTTCTGAAAAATTAACTAAAGAATTTGGAAAAGGTTTTTCTCAAAGAAATTTAGAACAAATGAGAACATTTTATCTTAGATACTCAATTTCGCAAACAGTGTCTGCGGAATTCAAATTAAGTTGGTCTCACTATCTTATCCTAATGAGAATGGAAGATATAGATGCTAGGAATTTCTATGAGATAGAAGCATTTGAAAATAATTGGAGTTTAAGAGAGTTAAAAAGACAAGTAAATTCATCTTTATATGAAAGATTAGTTTTAAGTAAAGATAAGGAAAAAGTTAAAGAATTAGCAGTTAAGGGACAAATTATAGAAAAAGCACAAGATGTTATAAAAGATCCATATATTCTAGAATTTCTTGGATTAGATGAAAAAAGTGAATATTCTGAAAATAAATTAGAAACAGAAATAATAAATAAGTTAGAGATGTTCCTATTAGAATTAGGAAAAGGTTTTACTTTTGTAGGTAGGCAGGTTAGATTTACCTTTGATGAAAAACATTTTAGAGTAGATTTAGTTTTTTATAATAGACTATTGAAATGCTTTGTTTTAATAGATTTAAAAATAGGTGAAGTGACTCATCAAGATTTAGGACAAATGCAAATGTATGTAAACTATTATGATAGATATGTAAAACTTCCTGATGAGAATGATACTATTGGAATCATAATATGTAAAGATAAAAATGATACTTTGGTAAAATTAACACTCCCAAAGGATAATAATCAAATATTTGCTAGTAGATATACAACAATCCTACCTTCATTGGATGAATTTAAAAAGATTATAGAAGAATAACATTAAAGTTTTAGAAAAATTTAAAGAGCTGTTACAAATAAAATGATAAAAATCATTAATTTAGGTTATTTGTCAAATAGTGTAGATAAAAAAGTTTAGACTATAACCTGATAGAATTAAGAGAATTTTTGAGAATAAAAAACTTAAGAATTCTCTTTTTTTATTAAAACTAAATTACATTATTATATTAATTATATTAAAAAATTAAACACTAATTGGAATAATCCCTACTTGAATCAATACACGCTTTTTAAAATTACTGAAATTTGAATAACCAGATGCTATTCTCTTTATTGATTTAATTTTAACAGAAAAATGTTATTAACTCAATTTTTTTATTAAAAAAATGGCATTGATAGAAAATTTTTCTATCAACACCATTTATTATACAACCTTATAAATTTAAGAATCTTACTGATATTTTTATAATATATTCAGCATTTAGTATATATGGACATTATACTAGTTCAGTTCTTAATTTTTCATTAGTCATATCAATTATTTTAGCAGATTCTGAGGTTAAATTCCCATCTTTATCTAGAATAGGAGTATCAAGAATAGATTTTATAGCACCAGCTAAAGTTATAGATTGACCGATAATTTTCTTTTCATCACTAGAGAAATTTCTATAATCTGTGCCTTTAGATACTATAATTTGAGACATTTTTTGAGTCAATGGGAAAAAATTAGAGTCTATTGATGTTAAGAAGTTAGTAAATTTATTAGCCCTTTCACTAATTTCTTTACAGGCATTGATTACAGCTTTTAACTCTTTTTCATATTTTTGAGCTTTTTCAAGATTTAAATATGCTTTTTCTAAATTTGATGAAGCTTTTAAGCTCATAAAAGAACCAAAGATAGCTAAAGCAGGTCCAGCAATTAAACCACCAAGAATCATGGTTCCACCAGCAATACCTAAGCCACCAACAGCTAAAGAGCCTCCACCAAAGAATGCAAGAGTAGCATTTGTAGCAGCAATACCACTTAAAGAAGCAATAGCAGTACCTGTAGAAGCAGTTGCAAGAGCACCAGCAATACTATAAGCTCCAAAGGCAGTTAAAACACCACCAGCAACACCAGTAGCGATTCCATCAATAACATCATTATCTAAAGATGCAGCAATAGATTGAATTTCTTTCAACTCACTAAATTTTTTTTTATCAAAAATTATTTTTTGTAACTCATTAAATTCCATGGAATTTGATATTTCAATGTAGTTGATTTTTTCAAATATTTCTATAAAAGGTTTTATACTATTATTGAGAATTTTTATTTTACATTTTCCTAAATTTTCAATATCTATAGAGCAATTTTTACGTGAAATTTCAACTTTGTTTAAAATATTTTTTACAATATCATTAGCATCTTTATTTGTATTGTTAGCTTTATTTTGAAGGAAAGAAGCTTTTATAAATTTTAAAACTCCAAAAATAGCAGTTATAGCAATAATTCCAACAAATAACTGAAAAAACATATTATCCTCTCCTAAAAATATGTATTTAGATTAAAATTAAATTTTATTTATGATAATTTCTTTTATTCCCACTCTACCATTAATCATATTATACAGTATTTTTTATTATTAATTTCAATATTTTTATTATATGTAATTTTATATATTTATCTATTTTATACCCTTTTTTAAAATTTTTAAGTCCATTTTAAGTCCAATTATTTATTCAAAACAGATATCATAAAATCATGGGATTCTCTAAAAAGATGAGCATAAATATTGAGAGTAGTTTCTACTTTTTCATGCCCTAATCTTTTAGATACAGCAAGTATATTAACGTTATTATTAATTAAAAAACTCGCATGACTATGTCTTAAATCTTGTAGTCTTATTTTTTCTAATCCAGTTTTTGCAGAATAAGTTTTTATATCATGCTCAAAAGTAAATTTGGTAGTGGGAAAAAGCCTAGTATCATCTGTTGGGTAATAAAGTTTTTGAATATATTCTTCTACAATACTAACTAATTTATCTGACATATCTATAATTCTATTAGCCCTAGGTGTTTTAGGATCAGTTACTACATCTTTCTTTCTAAGTCTTTGATAACTCTTATCGATCTTTAAAGTCTTATTTTTTAAGTTGATATCCTTAACTGTTAGAGCTAATAACTCTCCTATTCTCAACCCACAATTAAACAATATTTGAAAACCTGTGTATGATAGAGGCTTATGGATAAGAAGATTAATAAATCTTTCAAATTCAGGAGGCTCCCAAATTTTCATCTCATCTGCATTTTTCTTACCTATACTCCCAGCTTTATGGCATGGATTTTCTTTCAGTCCATAAAATTTAACTGCATAATTCATCATAGCTGATAGTTGATTATTAATAGTTTTTATATAAGTAGGTGCATACTTTTTATTAGTCTTAGGATTTTTAGAATTAATAAGTTCGTTTTGCCACTTCCTTATTACAACAGGACTAATTTTATCAATACTTAATTTTTTAAAAAATGGTAAAATTTTTAAATTGATTATATATTCTTTACTTATAAAAGTATGTTGCTTTAATCTATGTTTCATATCTTCCATATATAGATCATACAAAGATTGAAAACTCATATCTAAATTAAGATTAGATTTGGCTAAGAATTCTCTTTCGAATTCTTGAGCTTCTCTCTTGGTAGCAAATCCTCTTCTTTTCTTTTGCTTTCTCTCACCTTTATAGTCAGTAACATAAAATCTGCTAGTCCAAGTTCCATTTTCCTCTTTATTTACTGGCATAAAATCACACTCCTTTCAATTTGCATAATAAAATTGAGTGTGATATAATCTAAACAGATGATATAGAAGAGTACCACACTCTTGAGCCTTTTAGTTGCTGTCAACAACTGAGAGGCTTTTTTGTTTATTTTTACATCTATCTTCTTCTAGTAAAAAAATTAGGTCTGGAAACTTGCTCTTTTATTTTTTCTATTGCAGAACTACCTAATTTTTCAATAATAATTTGTTCTAGTAAAGAAATTCCTTGGCTGGATACTGCGTAAAATAAGCCTTCCACAGGTTTATCTCCTATACGACATTGCTCTGAAACTATTCCTATTAATTGAGTCATGCCATTAATTTCGGCGAAAATAGGAGATCCACTAGACCCTTTATTCACAGGAGCTTGTACGATAAAAGTACTTTTAGAAGCATCCATTGTTAATAATCCATATAATCCTATAGGACAATTTAATTTATAAACATCATCGCCATAATGATACCCTAAAATATTAACTGTGTCATCTTGTAAGTTAAGCATTTTTCTATTTCCAAAAATATCAAGCCCAAAGGCATTATTTTCTGTGGCTAGAAAGTTATGCATAATCCAAGGACTACTTGTATTTTCATATTTTAAAAATGTAGGTCTAAGAAAATTCTTTGACTTTTTTAATATAACATTTTTAAGATATATCAAAGCTAAATCTTTAAACTCGTTTTCTACAACATCAACATCTTTTTCAGCAAAAATAGTCTCAATTTGAGAAACTTCATTTGTAAAATCATTAGTACTTTGAACCAAGAAACGATAGCTACTGTAATCTGGATTATCTAAAAGATGTTTAGCTGTAATTATACATGGTAAGTGAGCCTCAGAACCATCAATACCAACAGCATAAAAAAAACCTGACCCATAAGATACAACTTCCCCTTTAGAATTTAAAAGTTCAATCTTAGTAACTAATTTAAATAATTCATTCATATAAAATCCTCCTAATCTATTTTTTATTTACCAATAAGTCTATTATTGGCATAATTGAATCTTTAATTTTTTGTGCTTCTTCTTCAGATAAGCCATTAGTTTTATCTATAAATTCTGCTTGTAGTTTGAATAAAGTACTATTTTTATTATTTGATAAATAAAAAGAATTTTTAGTAATTGGTATTTTCCATTCTGCCATTACCCCTAATATGACGTCATCACTAGATTTTTCATGGATCCATTCTGTTAAATTGAGGTCTATCCTAGCTTCATTTTTGCTCAAACCTTTTTCTTTTCTAACTTCCTCAATTTTATTAATGTATTCCATTTTAGTAATTGGTGGAATTTTTTTAGCATTAGACATTAAAAGTCTTTCTGCATCCAAGCTTAATGCATTACAAATGACTTGAAATCTATCAAGTGGGATTATAGTCTCACCTGTTTCATATCTTTGTAAAGTAGAAGCACTTATTTTAGTTTTTTCAGCCAAATCTCTTAAAGATAAATTTAGTTTTTCTCTATTAGATTTAAGGATTTTGATTATATCTTCTATATTATAGCCCATAAAAACCTCCCTTAACAATTTGATTGAAATGATTATACATTATTTTTTTAATTTATGCAACTAATTTTTCATAAATATATCATAAAAAAAACAAATAAAAAAAATTTTTCAAAAATAGGTTGACAAAAAAGTTAACATAGTTTATACTGTTTCATATCTGATACAGAGGAGGTAAAAAATGAAATTATTAAAATTAAAAGGAAGAATTGCAGAAATGGGAATGACACAGCTAGAAATAGCAAAAAGGTTAAATTTAACAGCGCAATCATTGAATGCAAAACTAAATGGTAGAGCAAATTTTAATATAGCCGAAGTTCGTATTTTAAGTGATATTTTGGCTATTGAAAATTTAAAAGAATTTTTTTTAATTAATTAGTCCCATATTCAGGACAAAATAGAAGGAGGCATCATGAACAAAGATTATGAAGAAGAATTAGAAGAAGATGAAATGGCAAATGATAACAGAACAGATGACGAGTATGCGAATGGGTATCGTAGAGAAGGTCATACATGTGCTGACTGCATCTATTCTGATTGTGATGGGAATCAATTATGCGATATGTTTGAGCCTTGGTAACTTGGAAGGAGGAATATGAAATTTAATAATACTTTACCTATATCAAAAATTACTTTTCCAGGCTATATAAGCCCTAAAAAAGTAAAAGAGATTTGTGAGGCTATAAAATCTGGAAAAGTAATAATTATAAAAGGCTCTCAAAAAGCAACAGGAAAAACTACTGTTACAAATATTTTAAGAGAAAATGGATTTGTTGCTTTTGAGAAGTTTGAGTGTGTAGAAATAGAGATATAAGGAATTATCTATCCCTAGCTACAAGCTGTTTTAAAGATTTCTCAGAGATATTAAACATCCAATTTATACCGCTGTCGGTTGGGGTATACTTGAACCCAAGTTTAAGCATAGCACCTTTGAAAGTACCATTTGAGATGTAGAAGCCATCTCTTGACCTAGAAAATAGATGTTTCAATCCATAAGATGTGTGTTTGGTGTTTATTGTACTTATTTTAAGTATTAAATCGCACCAATCTAAAAGAATATCTTGTTCTTCTTTTGTAAGGTATTCAAATTCACTTGGGTCATTATAGGTTATATCCTTTGGATAGTTAGGAATAATATCTTTTGGCATTAATAATCACCTCCTTAGAGATGATTATAACACAATGGAGGAAATAAAAGGAGAATAAGAAATGGAAGATTTATATTTTAAAAATCACGAAGCAAAAATAATATTTGGATTGGTTGTACTGGGAGGTAAACCACAAATGGACTTTTTAGGAATTGACTACAGCCACTATTCTGAAAAAAAAATAGCTGAAATCTGGTACACAAATATCAAAGATGTTTTAGCAGTTAGTAAGCATGAAATGAGAGAAGTGGCATTAAATAATTTAGAAAAACTTTATAAAGGAATGAAAAAATAAGAGGGGGGGGGGAATCAATGCACTGTAAAATATTTCAAAAATGGGTAAATGTAATACCTTTTCCAGCAGGAATTAAATTGGTAGATGCTGTTGAAGTTATCAAAAAATATATAGAAATGGAGGGCAACAATGAAAATCAAGGAAAATAAAAATTTTGCAAAAGCAAATATAAAAGATGTTCTTAAATTTAAGGTTATATTGCTGTTTAAGTTAATTTGGTTCTGTATAAATAAACCATTAGATACCCTATTAAAATGGGTGTGACGTATATGACTGAGTTTGCTGATGTAAATAGAGTAATTGAGTTATTAGGTTGCAGTCAAGCAATGGCATATAAAGCTATTAGGACACTTAATGCTGAACTAAAAGAAAAAGGTTTCTTAACTATACAAGGGAAGGTGAATGAAAATTATTTGAGAGAAAGATATGGTTTAGAAAAAAGAAAAACATCTGTGGCCAGCGACCAAACTAACACAGATGTTTAAAACAAAAAAGTAAATAGATAAATCTATTTACTTGAATTATACATTAAATTAGTAATAAATTCAAGAGGTGAATAATGATAAACAGATGGGAAGTTTTAGAATGCTTGAGAGAATACCCTAACAAATCCAGAAAACAAATAGCCGAATATCTAAATGAAGACTATGAAGCTGTTAAAAAATGTATCCTTAGATTTAAAAATAACGGTTGGATAAAAGAAGTAAAAGGTAGCTGGATTGTTCTCAAAACACAAATAATAAATAAAAATGATGAAAAAATCGAAATAGTTAATGAAATGATAGATTCACTTTTGGAAGACTTTAAAAATAGTGTAAAAGTGAATGAAAAAATAAGATTGGCTGAACTATTAATACAGCTATTAAATAAATTCTAGGAGGCAAGAATGTTTAAGATAGATGATAAATATTATGAATTGGTATTGGAGGATGAAGATATAGCTGTTTTACAGAATGTAAGTACAGGAGAACCTTTGACAATACCTATAAGAGAACTTTGGAATTATGCAATATAAAGGAGATCCATTAATGTTAGAAAAACAAGTTGAAAATAAAATAAAAAAATGGTTAGAACAAAATAATCACTGGTATTTTAAAGTACATGGTGGAGCATTTCAAAAAACAGGAGTACCTGACATTATAGCTTGTATAAATGGTAAATTTGTAGCTATAGAAGTTAAAAGAAGTGATGGTGGAATTGTTTCAGAGTTACAAAAAGCTCAAATACAAAAGATAAAAGATAGTGGCGGATTGGTTGGAGTAGCTCACAATATGGAAGAGTTTTGGCAAATATTAAAAGATGGAGGGTTGCTATGATGCTATACCGATATCAAAAAGACTTACTGGATAAAAGTTTAAAAAACTATATATATCCATTAGGAACTGGAACTGGAAAGACAATATTATCAATCCATCATTACTGGAAGCATGCACAAGGTAAAAGATTAATTATAATAGCACCTGCTCAAAAAGTTAAAGAAGGTGGATGGGATAGAGAAATTAATAATTTCAATAAATACTATGGAACAAATATAAATTATGAAGTTATAAGTTATGGAAGATTAAAACATGTCGATGGAGACAAAAATACTTATTTGATTTTTGATGAGTGTCATTACATTAAAAATTATAAAAAGTCTCAAAGAAGTAAACTAGCTTTAAAACTATGTAAAGTATCTTATGGTTTTTGTTTACTTAGTTCGACACCAGCATCAAACGGATATCAAGATTTAGGAAATTATATGGCTATATTTGGACTATATACTAGTGGTTACAGTTATGAAAAAGCTAATGCTATAAAGAAAATGAACTACATGGGATTTTATGAAATAGTGGCTTGGAAGAACACAGAATACATTGATAAATGTTGGAAAGCCATTAGTAGTATAGCCCTTAATAAAAATGATTGTTTGGATTTACCAGATTTAGTATTTGAAGAAAATTACTTTGCAGCTGGCGATGAATATATCACTATAAAAAAAGATAGAGTTTTAGGAGATGAATTATATGATAGCTCTCCAAAATTTATAGCTGGCCTTAGACAGTATGCTGGATTTAATGAAAAACTAGAATATTTAAAAGAGTTTAGAGATTCAACAGATTCTAATATCTTAATTTTCTATAACTTTAAAAAAGAAGCTGAAGCTATAAAGGAATTAATAAAAGTAGATTACGAAGTCAGTGGATCACTAAGTAAAATACCTAAGTTTGAAGATTTTAAAAATTTGAAAAATAAAACTACTCTTGTACAGATTCAAGCGGGAGGAGCAGGTATAGAACTTCAATATAATTCAGAAGTAATATTTTTTAGCCCTACTTGGAGTTATCAAGATTATGAGCAAGCTATCGGTAGAGCTTATAGGATAGGTCAAAAAAACAAAGTAACAGTTTATAAGTACATTGGACTAGGGACAATAGAAGAAAAGGTTTATACAAGGTTAGATGACAAAAAAGACTTTGTAGATAAGTTATTAAGTTTAGAAGATTTAGGAGGATATGAATGGAACAAGAAAAAATAGTATCACACACTCCAGGAGAGAATGTGACAGAAAACAGAAATAAATATCTTGGTGGAAGTGATTTACCAGCTTTATTTAATGTAAGTCCTTTCAAAGATTGTTTTACTCTCGCAAGAGAAAAAGCTGGAGTAATCCCTGTAGCATTTAAAGGAAATGAATACACTAGATATGGTCAATTGTTAGAACCACAAATCAGAGATTATATCAATAGTATTTATGAGCTTAAATTTAAAGAAAACACAAACATTAATGAAGAGTTAGGACTTAGATCTAACTGTGATGGATTAGATAAAGAAGCAGGATTATTACTAGAAATTAAAACCAATGCTGGAGACAAGACAACATATGAAGATGTATATGATTATGTGTTACAAATGCAAATGTATATGTTTCAATTTAATGTTGAAAAAGGTTATTTAGTTCAATACAAAAGACCAGAGAACTTCTGGAGTGGGCTAAATTATGAAACACAACACACAGATGATTACTTCAATCAAGATTTTGATCCTGAAAGAATTTCAGTCATGGAAATAAAAAGAGACGATAAATTAATACAACAAATATTATCTAAAGCAGAGAAATTTTGGATTGATGTTAAAAGATTAAAACAAAATCCAGAGATGAATGAACAAGAGTTTTATTTTGGAGATAATTTAGTAGAGTACAACGATACCATTAACAAATTATCAGTTCTAGAAAAAGAATTAAACAGACTTAGTGAAATGGAAAAAGAAGCTAAGACTCAAAGAGAAATATTATATGGATTAATGGATACAGTAGGAGTTAAAACAATAGTTACAGATGCTCTTATGATTACAAAAGTAAATCCTACTATAACAAAAACTATTGATTCTAAAAAATTAAAAGAAGAGATGCCTGAAATAGCAGAACAATATACAAAAGTTAGTAACAAAAAAGGCTATGTAAAAATAACTGTTAGAGCAGATAAAAACATAGTGGAAGAAATTAAGGAAGAAATAACAAGTAATAAAAATATTGATGATAGTAAAAAGTCAGCACTTGCTGCACTTGGATTATAAGGAGGATAAAATGATTAAATTACCAGCAAACGAACCAAAAATAGCAGACATTACACCAAAAAGCTTTTTGATATGGGGTGAATCAATGTCAGGAAAGACTTATTTAGCAAGAGAATTTGATAGCCCATTAATAATTAACACTGATGGAAATGCTACAAAAGTAAATACTCCATCTGTTGCAATTAAAACCTTTGCAGAGTTTGCAGAAGTTATAGAAGCTCTAAAAACTGAAAAACATACATATAAGACAGTAATTATAGATTTGATAGATGATATTGAAACTATGCTAACAATTCATATATGTGAATCAGCAAAAGTTGAATCATTAGCGGATATTCCATTTGGAAAAGGTTATGCTAAATTCAATGCAGTATGGAAGAAGTTAATGATTGAATTAACTCAAATGAATATGAATGTAATATTTATATCTCATTCAATAGAAAAATCAGAAAATAATGGGCAAACAATGTATCAAGCTCCTAGCTTAGGACAAAAAGCATTGAATGCTTGTATGGGTAGATGTGATTTTTCAATCCAAACTAAAAAGATTGGAAGCAACTATATAAGAATATGCACAAATAAAAGAGAAGCTTACAAAGAAGATGATATAAAAGATAAAAAGATTCTTGGAATCTTAAAAACAGTAAAAGGGGTTTTTGAAATAAAACCAGCAATTAAACAGGTAACAACAAAAAATAATGAAAATATAGCTAAAACAACAGAGAATATAAATAAAGATGGAGGTAATAAATAATGAGTATAGCAGATATCATGGCAGAATTAGAAGCACAAGATTGGAAAGCAGGAGATAAGGAAACAGATTTTTCTATAACCGATGGAGTTTATGAAGGAGTTATAGAAGGACTTGAATACAAGGAAAATGAAAAAGGTACTCAATGGTTTTCATTTACAGTAAATCTAATAAATGAAAATAAAAAGTATTTTGCAAATGTATACTTTAGTGGAAAAATGGCAGCTATGAACCTAAAAAAATTTATAAATATTATATTAAATCTAACAGGAGAAGCATTAACATCTATGGATTTTGCTAATGAAGTAGCTTTAGCACAAAGATTAAATGATGAGCTAATTGGAAAAGATGTAGTTATAGAATTAACAACTAAAAAAGAATTCCAAAACTTCAAGTTTATTTTCCAAGAATAGTAGAATTAATAGGAAAAATAAAAAGGAGAGTCAAACTCTCCCTCACTATTCTATGAAAGGAGGGTAAATAAATGAGAAGAGATATAGTTGGATTTTATGACTTTGAAGTTTTTATGTGTGATTGGTTGGTTGTTATAATTACCACTCAAGATGAAGAAATAATAATACACAATGATCCTGAGTTATTGAAAAAAATAATGAATAATATAAATTGCTTAATAGGATTCAATAATCATAATTATGATGATTTAATACTTGCAGGGATTATATCGAGAAACATGAATCCTAGTGAAGTATATAAACTATCACAATCTATAATCAATGGTGAAAATACTAGCTTTTATAAAAAAATAGCTAATCAGTTACCGACTTATGATACTAAGCAAGAGCTTCCACCTGGGATAAGTTTAAAAGAAATAGAGAGTAACATGGGTATGAATATAATAGAAACACCAATTTCTTTTAACTTAGATAGATCATTAACAGATGATGAATTAATGGAAGTAATTAAGTATTGTAGACATGACGTAGAGACTACAAAGAAAGTATTTAAATACAGAAAAGATTACTTTGAATCTAAAATTGACATCTGCAAAGAATTTAATTTATCCAAATTAGATTCTAAAAAGACAAGAGCAAACCTTGCAGCTAAAGTTTTACAATGTAATAAATCTAAATTACCAACACAAGCAAGGTTAAACAAGGATAGAATGTTATTTACCATAACTGATAAATTAAGAAAAGAGAATATTCCACAGCCAATTTTAGATTTTTATGATGATATTCAAAAAAGATTCAAAGCTGGAGAGGATTTTAAAGAGTTGGAAAAAGAAAGTTTAATATATAACTTATGTGGAGTAGATCATACTTATGCTTTTGGTGGATTGCATGCAGCAAGACCTAATTTATTCTATGAAGGTAACATGCTAATGGTCGATGTTGGAAGTTATTATCCTAGCATGATTATTAATTTTAATTTTATGTCTAGAGCTTCTGAGCATCCTGAACTATATAAAAACTTATATGACACAAGAATGGAATACAAAAGCAATAAAGATCCAAAACAACAAATATATAAGATACTTTTAAACTCAACGTTTGGAGCTTTAAAATCAGAGTTCAATGATTTATATGATCCTGTTATGAGTAATAATATTTGTATAAATGGGCAACTATTATTAACAGATTTAATAGTATCACTTAAAGATTATTCAAAAATAATCCAAAGCAATACCGATGGAATTTTACTAGCATATGATGATAATGATTTACCAAAAATTATAGAATTATGCAAAGAATGGGAAAATAACTATGGATTAAATTTAGATTATGATTATGCTGTAAAAATAGCTCAAAGAGATGTTAATAATTATATCTTAAAAGTTAAGACAAAAGATGGCTATAAATTAAAAGGAAAAGGATTATTCGCAAACCATAATGGAGGAAGCTTTGATAAAAATAATCTCACAATTATAGATATGGCCTTAAAGGCTTATTACATGGATGATATTCCAGTGGATAGATTTATATTATCTTTAATAAAAGATAATAACTTAATGCCTTTTCAACAAGTAGCTAAAATGGGCGGAACATTTCATCATGTAGAAACAGTAGTAAATGGTGAAGCTATTGAACTACAAAAAGTCAATAGAATATTTGCAACTTGGAAAAAAGAATATGGACCAATACATAAAATCAAAATTGAAAATGAATCTAAAAAATACACTAAAATTCCAAATTCTGCTGATAGAATTTATATTCACAATGAAGAAATTGAGAAACTAGATAAAAGTATTTTAGATTTAGACTACTATAGAAAATTGGTGGAGAAAAATAAATTTACAGATAGAAAGGTGGTATCATGGGAACTATTCGAGCAAAATACATAGAATTAGAACCAGGAACAAGTAAACCCAAAACATCATTTAATGATTTTGTTTATGACATATCTAAAATATCTGATGCTGCCTTTTTAGTTCCTGAAGATGTTGTAGTAGTCGACTTTGATCATGTCAATGATTTATGGAAAGAAATACTAAATAAATATCCAACCAGAGCAATAAAGACTACTCGTGGAGCTCACTTATATTATAAGATTCCAAAAGGATTAAAATTACACAATAATATAAATATCATGACTTATTGTGGTTTAAATGTTGATTATAAGACAGGATTTGGAAAGAAAAAAGCATCGGCTAAGGTAAAGGTCAACGGAGTTGTCAGAACGATTTTAAATGATACTACACTTGATAATTTAGCTATTTTACCTATAGCTTTATATCCTATCCTAGCTGCTAAATATAATTTATTTGGATTAGATGATGGTGATGGAAGAAACCAAGCTATTTATAAGCATATAAAAATACTGCAAGATAACAATGTACTTGAAGAAAACATAATAGAATTAGCTGATTTCATAAATAGTAAAGTGTTTAAAACTCCATTAACAGATGATGAATTAAGACCAACAATAGCCTCGGCATTTAAAAAATCAGATAATGAAGAAATAGAATTATATTATTCTGATGAAAAAGGAAATAAGAAATTAGATATATTTGCTGTTGCAGAGTATGTTAAAAAATTGTTTCAGTTAAAAATTTATAATGGTAGATTCTATTTTCTTAAAGAAGATAAAAATGGCAAAAAAAATTATGTTGGAAATGATGGAACAAATAATATTTTAAGAGAAATATTAGAACAGATGAATTTAAAGTTAAAAAAGTCACAGGATAATGAACTTCTGCATCAATTAACTAAAATAGCAGATATCGAACCTAACAATAATAATTATCCAATAAAATTAAACAATGGATTTATATTAGATGGTGCTGATATCTTACATATGGATACAGTATTTACACCATTTAATTTAGATGTAGCTTATGATCCTGATGCTGAATGTAAAGATGTTGATGATTATATTGAGTGGTTTTGTAACTATGATAAAAGTTTAATCATGTTATTTGAAGAAATGTTAGGACATATTTTAATGACTTCTAGCTTTCCGCATCATGTATTTTTCTTTGTTGCAAATAGTGGAAAAAATGGAAAATCAACAACATTAAATATGATATCTAACTTTGTTGGAGAATTACATAGCTCAGTAGCTTTGGAAGAATTTGATAGATCTGAAAACTTATTTGCAATAAATGGAAAACTTGTAAACTGTGGAGATGATATTGATGCTTCACTTATAGAAAAGTCAAGAGCAGTTAAAACTCTTGCAGCAGGAAATGAAATACTTTGTAGAGCATTGTATGAAAACCCAATAAAAATGAAATCTGTTGCGACTTTAATTTTTACTTGTAATGAAATGCCAAATTTCAAAGATAAATCTGGTGGAATAGCAAGAAGAGTTATATGTTTTCCTTGTGATGCAGTTGTAAAAACTATAGATATGAAAATAGACCAAAAACTATCAATACCAGCTGCTAAATCAAGAATACTTAATAGGGGCTTGAATGGAATGAAAAGAATTATAGCTAATGGTGGAGAACTTACAAAAAGCCAATTAGTTCAAGAACTCACAGATAAATATTTAACAGAATCAGATAATGTTAAATTATTTATTGATGAATATGGAGAAGATTTTATATTACATGATGTCAAAAATAATACTTTTGCCAAAATTTATGTTTGTTACAAAAATTTTTGTGATGAAAGTGGCTATGGTGCATTAAGTAAAAAGAGATTTTCCCACAAATTAGAAGCTCTTGGTTTTGAAACTTATAAAAGTAATGGTGTTATAAAAATTAGAAAAAAGACACATGGCTGGATTGAAGTTAATGATGAAAAAAAGGGATAGATTAATTAAAAAAGGGATAGATGAGGGATAGATTTAGGGAGCGATTGTTGATGATTTAGTATTGACAATAAAAAGAAAGGGATAGATGGGATTTATTTATTTATACTTTTTTATTAAATATATATAATATATAAATAAAAGAAAAAAAAAGATATAGAGTGAAAATCTATCCCTTTTATAACTTTTCCTTTAATACCAATGAAAAACTAAAAAAATCTATCCCTTAATCGCTCCCTTATCTATCCCTTGATAAAAAAATCTATCCCTTTTTTATAAAAATAAATTTGGAGGATATAAATGCTGAATATAAAAATTAATAAAGATGGAGTTTTTTTTGAGCAAAATGGAGAAGTGGTAAGAATTGAAGATAAAACTGTTGATGAATTAACAAAAAAATTAGTCAGTTATATCTGTGCGAGAGATAATGTAAATTTTAAAATTTATGGAAATATATTAGCTGTTGAGGAGGATAAAAAATGAGTTTAGGAAAAAGAGTAAAAGAATATAGAGTAAATAATAATATAGATCAAAAGGATTTCGCTGAGAAAATAGAAGTTACTCAACCTTATTTATCACATTTGGAAAACGAAAAGATAGAAGCTAGTGAGAGAGTTCAAAAAAGAATAATGAAAATTTTAGAAAATGAAACTCAAGAAACTGTTGAAACTTCTGAAATAGATAATGTTAAATCTCCAAAACATTATATGCTTGGTGATTTAGGGCTTGAAGTAAAAGATATTATTTTTGAAGTTACAAAAGATATGAAAGGAAAAGAAGCTGTTTGTGTTGGAAATATTCTCAAATATGTAATGAGAGCTAGAAAGAAAAACGGAATAGAAGATTATCAAAAAGCTTATGAATATCTAGGATATTTGTTAAAGGAGTGATTTTTATGAAAAAGATAAGAGTTACTCATAAAGATGGAGATATGCAAGGTATTACATTAATTTATCTTGTAAACAAGTACTTGAAAATTAACAGAGAACTTTGGGATAAAGATGGTATGGTTCTAAATAGATACTATAAAGCTATTTTGACAAGAACTATAAAAGCTTCTGATAAAATCATTGATAAATTTAAGAATCAGATTAATTATAGAGTTGAAAAAGATGTTATCAAAATTTTAGATGAAGTATTTGCAGAATGTGAACACAAAGAAACAGGAGATAATTTAGAACTTCTTAGAACTATGTTTCTTGTAATTATGATGTTTGGAACTGTTAATTCACATAAAAGAAACATGATAGGAGTAATTTTAAAATCTATGATAACTGATGTAGTTAATACATTTGAAGATTTTAAAAATATGTGGTTGAAAGAAGTTGATGATAGTGTCATCAGATTGGAGGAATCTGGTGCATGTTGATGATAAAGAATTCTTTGATGCTTTAGTTTCAGCTATTATTTCGAGGAGGGATCCAATGAGAAAATTTAAAGGAATATATTTTTATATAAACAATTCAAGAGTTGAGAAAACTCAAGACTATGGAAATGATTTAGATAATGAGAGGTATGATTTAGGGAATTATTTTTTATTTTCTGACGATGCTACAAAAGTACTTGAATCTAAAGAATATCAAAACTTCTGGGAAAAAGTAAGAGCAGGAAAGATTGGAGGAGAAAATGAGAACAGAGAGTGAAATAAGAGATAAATTAAAAGAGTATGAAGAAAACATTAAATTTTTAGAAACTTCTCTAAAAAATAAGATGATTATCCAAGAGTTAAAAAGGGAAACAATCATTTTAAAATGGGTTTTAGGAGAAATTAAAAAAATTTAATTAGGAGGATAAAATGTGGAAGTGTAAAGAATGTGGAGAAGAAGTAGGAATAAGAATAGGAATTTTATATAAATTAGATTCAAAAAAAGAAACTACTGGAGATGATTTAAGTTTTTATGACAATGAATTTTATGAATGTTCACATTGTCATAATAATTCATATTCAAATTTAGAAGAGATAGCAACTTGGGAGGGAGAAGATGAGAGAGATTAAATTTAGAGTTTGGCATAAAGGAAAAAAGATAATAAGTGAAGTTTTTGGTATAGATATTCTTCATAAAGAAATATTTTTTTCAAATGGTGATGTTGATTATTGTGAAATTTCGGATTTTAAATATATAGAACTTATGGAATACACAGGGCTAAAAGATAAAAATAATAAAGAAATTTATGAGGGAGACATTGTAACTTTACATAATGGCAAATATAAAGTTATTTTCAATAGTAAGGAAGCAAGATTTGTTTTGAGAGATGATGAATTTGAAATGAATATACCTTTCACAAATAACAACAACAAAAGAATGGAAGTAGTAGGAAATATTTATGAAAATCCTGAATTGATAAAGGAAGTGAGATAATGGAATTTAAAAAACCTGAAAATTTTAAAGATATATTGGATCTACAAAAAGAATTAGATAAAAACTTGAACAATGTTAGAGAAAGAACAGAAGAAGATATTAAATTATCTTTAATAGCTGAATTAATAGAACTCAATGAAGAAACAAAATACAGTCATAAAACTTGGAAAACTAAGGAATACAATAGAGATAAAGAACTAGAAGAGCTGACTGACATTTATTTCTTTTTTGCACAGCTAATAAATAATAAAAATGGGAGAGATGGTCGATTTAAAAAAGAATATTACTGTCGCGAGTTTGAACTTTTTCCAAGTTATTATGCAGGCAGTCATTTTACGAGACTAATCTATAATTTGGTAGATAACAATTTTAGCTGGTTTTTTGGAGGTTTAATAACTTGTTCTGTAAAACTAGGCTATACAAAAGAAGATATTTTAAATTGCTACTGGGAAAAGTGGCAAAAGAATATGCAAAGAATTGGGAAGGAGTGGAACTGATGATTGAATATTTGCAAGAATTAAGAGTGAGAGATGAAAGCAATATAAGAATTATAAATAGCCATGTATATAAAGAAAAACACATGACTGATGAAGAATTAGAAGCAAAGAAAATTGAATTTTCTAAGAATATAGAAGAGATATATTCTTCAGATGGGAAAAATTTAGAGATTATAGATAATATAATAACTGAGGTGAGATGATGGAATATAAAGAACTTCAGAAAACAATTGAAAAATTAGACAATGGAGTTTATGAGATATGTATTAAAAATGGGCAAATAACAAAAATAAATAAAGAGAAAAATCTAACACCATATCAAAAAACCGAGTATTTTTTAAGTAATTATCCTGGTTTAAAAAACAGAAAAGAATACTTAAAAAAAAGTTTGGATAACATAGAATTAAAAAAAATCTATTCTATTAATGAGATAAAAGCTACTAATAAAGATAATTTGAGCGATGTAGAAAAGATAGAAATGATAAAAGAAGAAAGAATAAAAGAAATACATGAAATAGATTATCTTGTTGATTTCATAGATTATGGGCTTTCTTTTGTGCAAGATGATAAATATAAAGAAATTATAGATTTAATTTATTTTAAGAAATTTAAAATAGAAGGTGTTGCTAATAAATTAGGAATTGATGAAAGCACTGTAAAAAGAAATAAAAGTTTATTAGTTGAAAAAATAGCAAGCAACTTATTTCAAAATGATATTTTGGAGAAGTTAAATAAATTAATTCCTTAAAAATTTTGCACCTTTTTTGCACTCTTTTTGCCCTTGTTTACATTTTCTATATGTAATATAATGTTAATGTGTAAAAAGGTTAAATGAAATTCATTCATAGAATCTTCCTTAATTTTTAGTGTATCGTTAGTAGTTATCGAGGCTCTACTCTAAAAAAGCCTCTACCAATTATGGTGCATCGGGCTAATACCCTGGCTAGACTGCTAGAGTCTTTCATTGGTGAGAATCCAATATGCACAGTATACCAACATCAACACTCTCACAGTACTTAAATGTACAGGATACGTCCTATGTGAGAGTATTTTTTATTTATAAATTGGAGGTGAAGTAGCATTGAAATTAAATGCAAGGCAAAAGGCTTTTTGTGAATATTATGTAGCTAGTGGAAATGCTACTGAAGCTGCAATAAAAGCTGGATATAAAGAAAAGAATGCTAGAAAAGTTGGTAGTGAAAACTTGACAAAAACGGACATAAAAGCCTATGTTAAAGAATTAATGGATAAAGCTGAATCTGAAAGGATAGCAAGTGCAGAAGAAGTTTTACAGAATTTGACTGCAATGATGAGAGGTGAAATACAAGAAGAGGTTGTAGTAGTTGAAGGAGAAGGAGATGGTGTTTCTTCTGCAAGAATAATAAAAAAACAAGTATCGGCTAAAGAAAGAATAAAAGCTGCTGAACTCTTAGGAAAAAGATATGCTTTATTTACAGATAAAACTAAACTTGAAGGAACTTTACCTGTTATGATTGTTGGAGAAGATGATTTAGATGAGTAAATATATAAAAATAAATTTACCTCAAATCATTGGAAAGGGTTATAAATCATTTTGGAACTTCAAGGGTAGGTATAAAGTAGTTAAAGGATCAAGAGCATCAAAAAAGAGTAAAACAACTGCTCTATGGATAATTTATAACATGATGAAATATAAGAATGCTAATACTCTCGTTGTAAGAAAAGTTTTTAGAACTTTAAAAGATAGTTGTTATTCTGATTTGAGATGGGCTATAAACAGATTTCAAGTTCAAGACTACTGGGAGTTTAAAGAAAGCCCACTTGAAATAACCTATAAACCAACAGGACAAAAGATTTTATTTAGAGGTTTTGATGATCCATTAAAGATTACATCAATTTCAGTTTCAGTTGGTAGTTTGTGTTGGTGTTGGATAGAAGAAGCATATGAATTAACAGATGAAACAGCATTTAATATGCTTGATGAAAGTATTAGAGGGGTTGTAGATGAACCATTATTCAAACAAATTATAATATCCTTCAACCCTTGGAATGAAAGACACTGGTTAAAATCTAGATTCTTTGATAAAGTTGATGATAATATATTAGCACTTACAACTAATTATCAATGTAATGAGTGGTTAGATGATGCTGATAAGAAATTATTTGAAGATATGAAAAAAAATAACCCACGTAGGTATCAAGTTGCTGGACTTGGAAACTGGGGAATAGTAGATGGACTTGTCTATGAGAATTGGCAAGAGTTAGAGTTTGATTGGAGAGAAATATTAAATAAAAGACAAAAAGCAAAAGCAGTATTTGGGCTAGATTTTGGATATACTAATGACCCTGCTGCTTTTTTTTGTGGAATATTAGATCAGGAGCAAAAAGAAATTTATGTTTTTGATGAAATATACCAAAAAGGAATGCAAAATACTGCTATTTACACTAATATAGAAAAATTAGGTTTTAAAAAAGAAATCATAGTTGCTGACAGTGCTGAGCCAAAAAGTATAGACCATTTGAAAGGTTTAGGACTTTATAGAATAAAAGCATCTAAAAAAGGAAAAGATAGCATTAATGCTGGAATACAATTTATTCAAGACTTTAAAATTTTTATACATCCTAGATGTGTTAATTTTTTAACTGAGATTTCAAATTATGCTTGGGATAAGGATAAGTTTGGAAAAGCAACAAATAAACCTATCGATGATTTTAACCATTTGATGGATGCTATGAGATATGCACTTGAGGATTATATGAGAAATAATTCTGTAAGAACAATAGATAGAAATGTTTTAGGAATAAGATAAGAGAGGAGGATTAATGACTGTAGAAGATTTAAAAGAAGCACTGGAGGCATTTATAAAAAATGAATTGCCAGAATTACAAAAAATGGAAGATTATTATAGTGGAAAACATAATATTTTAAATAAGAAAGATAGAAGTGATAAGAAAAAAGATACTAAGTTAATTAATAATTATCCTGAGTATATTGCAACTATTGCAACAGCTTATTTCTTAGGAAAACCCATTGCTTATGCTTTACAAGACGATGAGTTAAAAAAAGATTTTGAAAAGTTATCTGAATATTTAGCAACAGAAGAAGAGCAACAAGAAAATTTTGAACATTCTCAAAATTGTAGTATTTTTGGTAAATCTTATGAGTTATGGTATAAAAATGTAGATAATACTATTGGAAATGTAGTTGTAGATCCTCGTGATTGTTTTATTTTGAGAGATAATACAGTAAAAAAAGAAATAATTTCAGCTGTTAGATGGGATAAAACTAAAAATAAAGAGGATAAATGGGTTTATACATTAGAAGTTTATGATAGTACAAGTGTTACAACTTATGAATATATAACTGACACTGATAAAAAAGAAGTTCCAACTGTAACAGGAGAAATTAAACTACATGGATTCAATCAAGTACCAATTATCGAGTTTTTAAACAATAAAAGAGCTAATGGAGACTTTAAGAATGTAATTTCTTTGATAGATGGATACAATGAAGCAACCTCAACTGCTATTGATGACATGAAAGATTTTACAGATGCATACTTAGTTTTAGTTAATATGGGTGGAACTACTGATGAAGAATTAGAAAGAATGAATAAAAATAAGGTTATGCTTATTAATGAGCAAGGTGATGCTAAATGGTTAGTTAAACAAGTTAATGATAACTATGCTCAAAACAATAAAAATAGATTGAACCAGGATATTCATAAATTTTCTATGATACCTGACATGCAAGACAAAGAGTTTAGTGGAAATAGCTCGGGAGTTGCTTTAGGATATAAATTATTAGCTTTGGAACAATTAGCAGCACAAAAGGAAATGTATTTTAAAAGAGCAATTAATCAGAGATTACAACTTATGATAGATTTCTATAATTTAAAAATAAAATCTACTGATATTCAAAAAGTATTTACCAGAAATATTCCAAAGAACTTAGTTGAAGCAGCAGATACCGCTCAAAAGTTACAAGGAATAGTATCACATGAAACTATTTTATCTACTTTGCCATTTGTAGAAGATGCAAAAGGTGAATTAGAAAAAATAAAAGCTGAAGAAGATATAAATGTTATGAAAGATATGAATACTCCGATTAGAGTTGATGTAAATGACTCAAAAGAATAGAGCATATTGGGAAGAAAGACAAATTAAAAGAGAAGCTAAGGCATTTACTACAATACAGGATATTGAAAAAGAATATAAGATTGCACTTGAAAAAGCTAAGCAGGATATAAATAAAGAGATTGCTAGAATAACTACAACTTACATGAATGATAATATTCTAAATTATAATGAAGCTTTGAAACTTTTAAAAGGTGATGATTATAAAGTTTGGAAAAAAGATTTACATGATTACATGAAAGAATATAACAAGCTTTTAAAGAATGCACCTTTACAAGCACAAAAATTATATTTAGAAATTGAAACATTATCTGCTAAAAGTCGTATAAGTAGATTGGATAGTCTTAAATCACAAATAGATATGGAATTAACAAAGTTAATATTCAGAGTTGAGAACGATAGTATTAATGCATTAACATCAGTTTACAGAGATACTTACACAGAAGTAACAAAAGATTTAGGGATTAATGCTATTGTAAGTAGAGATAAAATAAAAGCTGTTTTAGATAGACCTTGGAGCGGTGCTAATTTCTCTGAGAGATTATGGAGTAATACTGATAAATTAGCTCAAACAGTGAAGCAAGAAATAGTTAATGGTATGATACAAGGTATCAATTTACAAACTATGACTAAAAGGATTTCAGAAAGATTTGAAACAGCTAAAAAGAATGATGTTGAAAGACTTCTAAGAACTGAAGTTAATTATGTTTTAAATCAAGCAACCTTAGATGGATATAAAGAAGCAGGAATAGAAAAATACGAATTCAGTGCTACATTAGACAATAGAACTAGTCAAATATGCTCTGAATTACATGGTAATATATTTGAAATAAAAAAGATTGCAGTAGGACTTAATTATCCACCAATGCACCCAAGATGCAGGAGTACAACTATACCTATGATTGATTATGAAAGTTTAGTTAAACAAGGTAAAGAAGAATTTGAAGAGTACAAGAAAGAAAAAGATATTGAAAAATTATCAAATCTAGACTATAATTATATTAAATATAGTGGTGCAATTAATGGTGCCTTAAATGATAAGAATGACCCTTATGAAGAAAAAAGAAATAAACATGCTGAATTGTATTATGAAAGCGTCAGAAAAAGAAATAAAGAAATAGAATTAAAAAGCATCTTAAACAATATTTCTAACTACAAATTAACTAAAAATTTACAGTTAGAAGATATTGAAAAGATTTACAATCATATTTTTATAAATAAATATAATCTACTGAGTGGATATGATAGATTTGATCCTAGCTATGATATGGCCCAGTCTTGGCAAAGGTTAAGAGAGGGGAAAAATATATTAGAACACGATTTGATAATGCTACTACATGAAAGACTGGAATATGATTTTATGAATTTATATGGTATGAAATATGATGAAGCTCATGCATTAACTTGTGAAAAATATGACTATTTAAAAGCATTAAAGATATGGAAAAAGGAGAAAGAGTAATGTCTTACGTTATAATAAATTTATTAGAAAAAAGAGAAAATATATATATATATGAATTTTTACCTGAAAATAAAAAAGATGGTAGGGGAGTTATATCCATGAACATAAAAACTGGGGAACCTAGTATTATTGAGAGTGGTTCTAGTTGGCATAGAGGACAAGCTTTTTCTGCTCTAAGGAAATTTTATGAAAATGGTAAATTTGAAGAAACTGGAAGTAGAGCTTGGGGATAGTTTATTAAAGAAAAATAAATAAAGAAATTAACATTAAAGCACTTAGCTAAAAACTAGGTGCTTTTTTTATTGCAAAAGAAAGGAGGTACTGTGAAGCATTTACTGACAATTATTCAAGCAGGATTAATATTAGGTAAAATATTTGGTTGGATAAATTATAAATGGGTTATTATTCTATTACCGTTGATAATTTATTTTGGGATATTAATAATATCTTTTATCATTATTGGAATAATATCACATATTGAACATCTTAAATTGAATAAATTACTTAAAGAACTTAAAGTAAAAAAATAAGTTTGTCGTACTGAGGGACATTAAACATCTGGGAAAATAGTCAAACAGGACTTTAAACAGGAGGATAAAATGAAAAGATTTAAACTTAATATTCAACTATTTGCAGAACCAGGAGAAGCAAAAACTTATACACAAGAAGAAGTAGATAAGATGATTGACAAAAGATTTGCAAGAATGAAAGCAGACTTTGAAAAAGAAAAAAAAGAACTTGAAAGACAGCATAATGAATCTATTGAAGATTATGAAGAAAGAATCAAAAATGCTAATCTTACTGCAGAAGAAAAGCATAAAAAAGAACTTGAAAAGATTCAAAAAGACTTAGATGCAAAGAATGCTGAACTTTCAAAAATAAAGACAGATGAAATCAAAAGAACTACATTAGCAAAGTATAAAATGCCAGATAAATTTTTAGATAGAATTTCTGGAGCTAATGAAGAAGAAATAGAAGCATCTGTTAAAGGTTTTGCAGAAACAATGGGAGAATATGTAAAATCCCTTGGAGCTAGTGGAGTCCCAGGAGCGATGAATGGTGGAAGTAATGGAGGAGCTGATAAAAAAGCTCAATTAGAAGAATTGAAGAAAAAAGCTTTTGAAAGTGGTTCTGATATAGACAGAGCTAATTATGTAAAAGCTAAAAATGAATTTGAAGCAAAAAATACAGGAGGTAATGAATAATGGCAAAAATAGATAACAAATTACATTCAGGAAATCAAGCGATATCAAATGATATTTTAGATGAATTACAATTAGTAAATCCTAATAATTCACCTATCATATCTCATGTTTTAAGAGGTGGAAGAGTAAGTGAAACAACTTCTACAACAATAGAATGGATAGATCACTATGAAAGAAAAACAACATCTAGTTTAAAAGTTGCTTTAAATGCTGGAACAACTGAAATTCAAGTAGTAGATGAAGATATTTTAGTTCAAGATGCTTTGTTATCAATTGGAGATGAAATTGTAAAAATAACAAAAGTAAAAACAGATAATAAAGCAGATGTGACAAGAGGATATGCTGGAACAACATCTACTGCTGGAACTATAGCAGCAAATACAATAGTTCAAAGTTTAGGAATCGAAATGGAAGAAGGTGGAGAACTTAAAAAATCTTCTGTTAGATTACCTGTTCACATAACAAATAACACAGGAATCATATATGAAGAATATGAAGTAACTGAAACAGCTAAACATTTAAATCCACATGGACAAAGCGGACTTTCTGTAAGAGAATTAGAATCTCAAAAGAAAAAAGATGAGATGCTAGGAATTATGGAAAATAAACTTTTAAATGGAGTTAAGTATGTAAATGGTAAATTAAGAATTTCTGGAGGTATTAAATCTTTAATTAAAGAACATGGAATAGTTTTAGATGCTGGAAATCAACCTTTCTCAGTTGATTTATTGACAACAGCTGTGAAAGCAATAGTTAATAAAGGAAACCCAGGAGCAGCAGATTTAAAAGCTGGTAAATACTTTATATGTGTCCCTTGGGATATAGCTATTCAAATTAATAAATTGAATAAAGATATAGTTAGAGCAGATGTAAAAGAAAAAGTAACAGGAACTGTAATTACAGAAATAGTTACAAATGCAGGAGTTGTATCTGTGTTCCCTGCTCCATCTTTAGCTGCTAACGAATTCTTATTAATTAATTTAAATGAAGTTAGCTTAAAGCAATTATATCCAATAAAAGAAGAAGTAGGAGCTAAAACTAATTTGGCAGATAACTATTTTTTACATGGTGAATATGCACATCAAATAACTAAATTACCATTCCAAGTGCATGTTAAAAATGTAAAAATATCATAGGAGGTAGTGATGGCTAAAAAACAAGATGAAATACTTAATGTTGAAGAAACAAAAAAAATAACTTTTGAATCTAGCTATAAAAACTTAATTATAGCAGGAACTTCTATTCAATTCAAAGATGGACTTTACTCAACATCTGATGAAAATGAAATAGAACTTTTAAGAAATAATAACCTTGTAACTGAGGCAGGAGAATAAAACTCCTGCTTTTATCATATTAGGAGGTTAAGATGGATGAAACTTACAACAAAATAATTGAAAAAGTGAAAGAATTAACAACTATTAGCAACGAAACTATTTTGAAAATTCGAGTAACAATTTTAGTTAGAAAAGCTTTAAACTTTATGAATAGAGATGATTTTCCAGAAGAATTAATAGATCCTGTTGCTGAGCATTTAGCATTAAAAACTATTGAAGAAACAAACTTACAAGGCAATATTTCTAAAGTAACCGAAGGAGATACAACTATAGAATACAACACATCTAATAATACAACTGATGAAATGTTCTTATCTTTAAAGAGTCAATTATTTAGATTTAGAAAGGTTGGGACTGTATGAGTATATTAGATAAGTTGCATACTGATAAGGTTACAGTTATTAGATCTGTTGTAGTTGTAGATGAATATGGTGGAGCTTTTGAAGAACAAAGAGAAATATTAAGCAATATTCCCTGCAGACTTTCACAAAAATGGTTGAAAAGTGTAACTCCGGGAATGATTAATAGTAGTGGTCAAGAATATAAACTGTTTGTAGGCTTAAATGTAGATATTAAACAAAATGATTTGTTGAAAATCACAAGAAAAGCAGATGGAGAACTTTATATTTTTAAAGCATCTAAACCTTTGGCTTACAACATCATAAAACACAAGGAAATAGCCTTAATAGAAGTTTCTGAAAATGAGGTAGATTATGGAGCTTAAGGGATTCAAAGAGTTTGATAAGATTCTTGATGAAATAAAAACAAAAGCTCCACAAGCTACTGAAAAATTTTTGATGCTACAAGCTGAGGAGTTAAAAAAAGATGTTAAGGAATTAACACCAGTTGATACTGGAACTTTAAAGAATAGTTGGCAAAGAGAAAATGGAAAAAGATTAACTGGAAAAGCATTCTCTCAAATTGTATTTAATATGAGTTCGTACGTAAACTATGTTGAGTACGGTCATAGAGTTGGAAGAAGTAAAACAAAATTTGTTAGAGGTAGATTTATGCTAAGAACAGCAGTAGCTATGAGACAGATTAAATTCTATAAAGATTTAAAAAATTTTTATGGGAGGTTATTAAAAAGGAAATGAAATGGATAGATATAAGAAATGCATTAAATAATATTATTTCTGAAAAATTAAAAATAAACCCATACAGTGAGGATATAGATAATATCAAAAAACCTTGTTTTTATATTGACTTAGTTAGCTATAAAAAAGAATTTAACTCTGAATATAGAGAGCTAAAAACAATAGATGTTGATATTGTTTACTTTCCAAAGATTAATGGAAAGCTTACTAATGCTGAGATATTAGAAAACTTAGAAAACTTAGATAGTGCATTTGAAATTGAGGGTAAAAAGGTTTTGCATGTATTGGATAGATATTTAACTTTAAGAAATACAGATATAAAAATTGTAGATAGAGTTGGACATTATGTATTTACATTGAGTTTATATGATTTATATGGAAAACCTTATGATTATGAACTTATGAAAGATTTAGAATTAAGATTTAAAGAAGGAGGTAGTAATTAATGGGAAATGAAGTAGGACAAATAAAGCCATTCCCTGATTTGAAAGTCGCATTTGAAACTTTAGCTAGAACAGCTATACAAAGAAGTGCTAGAGGAATTGCTTGTTTAATTTTAAAAGATAGTAAAAAAACTACAAAATGGGTTACATTAAAAACTATAGCTGATTTGAAGGATAAAGAGTGGGATGCTAAGAATGTTAAATACATTAAATTGGCAATGCACTATGGAGCTAATAAAGTATTGGTAAGAGTACTGCAAACAGGTGAAAACTTAGATGATGCTTTAGGTGAATTTGAACAAAGAAAAATGCACTGGTTAGCTTATCCTGCAGCAGAACAAGCAGATGATCAAAAGTTAGTAACTTGGGTTCAGCAAGTTTTTGGAACTGATGGAGCTATTGGTAAAAATGTAAAATATGTATCTAGCTTTGCAAATAATACAGATCATGTTGCTATTGTAGAACTTGCTAATCCAGGAACATATAAATCTATTTATGGAGACTTTACGGCTCAAGAATACACAGTAGCGATTGCAGGACTTATCGCTGGAATGCCAATTAATAGATCTGCTGACAATAAAGTTATGAGTGATTTAACAGAAGTTGAATACTTTGAGCCTAAGTTAGGTAAATTTTCTCTTTATATGGATGATGAAAAAGTTAGAGTAAACTATGGAGTAAATTCAAAAACTACTTTTGATAGCATTTGGAAAAAAGATACTAGAAAAATAAAAGTAGTTGAAGGAATGGGATTTGTAGCTGATGATATTAAAAATACATTTAGAAATTACTGGCAAGGTATTTATATATGTGACTATAATAATAAGATGAACTTTTGTTCTAATGTTACTAAGGTTTATTTTAAAGAAATGGCTCCAAATGTCTTAAATGGTGATTACAACAATAAGATAGAAATAGACTATGAAGCACAAAAGAGATTAGTTATATTAGATGAGAAAGACCCAGATGAATTAACAGAAATGGAAATCTTAAAATATCCATCTGGGGATGATGTATTCTTGAATGGAGATGTCAAATTTTCTGATACTATGGCAAATCTTAGCTTAATCATTAAAATGTAATAGGAGGTAAAAATGGCAGATACAAATATAAGAGGTTATCATACCATCGCTGGAGCTCATGGTACTCTTTGGATAGATAATGAAAAAATAGCAGAATTTTCTAAGGTTAATGCTAAAGTTACACCTGATAGAAAAGATGTACAACTAGGATTATCTGTGGATAGTAAAATTGTAGCTTTAAAAGGTGAGGGTAGCATCACTCTTGAAAAAGTATATTCTAGAGGAAAAAAAATAGCCGAGAAGTTAATAAAAGGACATGATCCAAGAGTTAGGATAGTTACTAATTTAGCAGACCCTGATACACCTGGAAAACAAGAAGAAAGAATCTCTCTTGATAATGTTTGGTTTAACTCAATAGATTTAATCAATATTGCTAGAGGAGAAATTGTAGAGGAAGAATATCCATTCGGATTTACACCAGAAGATTTAGCTTATGAAAATGATATAAAATAGGAGGGTAAAATGCTAATTACAGCAGATATGCTACTTGAAAATAGTAAAAAAATAAATAGTGATAAAAGAGAAAAAATAAAAATCTATATAAAAGAATTAGATGGAGATTTGGAATGTGAACTTCTAAACAAAGAGGATTACTTAGATCTAATTTTATCAAAAGAAAAAGATAAAGATTTAGAAGTAATTTATAACTCTTGTTCTATTTTTAGAGATGATAAGTTAATAGAAAAACTAGGTTGTAAGAGTAATCCTGTTTCTGTTGTGAGCAAAGTTTTAAAAGACCCAACTATTTATAGACTAGCAGATTTAATCTTAGTAGCTTCTGGATATGGAGAAAAAGATTTAGTTAGTATTGTTGAAGAAACAAAAAACTAATAGAGAGCGACTGGAAATTAAGTACAGTCGCTCATTACTTGAATAGAGGACATAAATTAGAAGAACTTAGAAAACTCTCAGAAAAAGATTTATTTTACATGTACCTTTTAAAAGAATAATAATAAAGTAGTTTTATTAGAACAAGGAGGAACTTATGGATAATATAGAATTATTAAAAATAGCAAATGAAGAAATAAAAAGGTTAAAAGACAAGATTATAAAATTAAAAAAAGAAAATGACACCTTAAAGATGTCATTAAACAAATAGTTATGGAGTTGTGAAAGTGGTAGCTTCTTCTACTGTTAATTGATACTCAATAAAATAAAGAAGAGCATGAATAAATTTTTTCATATCCTGAATATCTTTATCAATATGCTTTCTTACATAATGAGTTTCATCATTTCCAATCCAAGTTGAAGCAGTAGCAAGATTTTTAATTTTTTCATCTGAAATATAAGTTGAGATACATTTTCCTAAAAGGATATTTTCAATTTCATCTTTTTTATCAGGATTCAAATGAATACAAAAATCTTTCACAAGAAATTCAACAGCTTTTCTATAACCCATACCAGCTATTTCATTCAGCGAATAGCTTTCAGCAGTATTTGCTTGATTGTAAATAGTTTGAAATTTAGGGGAAAGGCTAGATAGATTATCTGAAAAAATTTTATTTTCAGGATAAATAGGCTCAAATTTGCTAGGAGTAGAACTCTCAATCCAGACTTTTCCTGACGAGGTTTCAAAATTATTGTAAAAAGTTATAAATGAAGATTTGCAACTTTTACAATAATTAAGAACTTCAATAGTATTATTTTCTGTCACAAAGCCAGTAGAAAAACTTTGTACAAATGGTTTATGACATTTAGGACACTCTCTGATAGTTACATCAGAAGTACGAAAAGTTCTTATTATTTTATCTTTGTATCTCGTATCAATTAAATCAATGTAAAAATAAGACATAGTAACCACCTCATTAAAATTTTTATTTACATTATACCATACTATTTTTTATTTATATTTAAAAAGAATAATGTTATAATATAGTATATTAAATTCATTTTAGGAGGAGAGATTTATGAAAAAGTTTTTATTAATGCTATTTATTTTTATTTCAGTTATTAGTTTTGGGTTAGATGATAGTCAAAAAATAGAAATAGCAGAACTAATGATCTTTAATACCAAAAATAATAATGGAGATGGAATAAATTTAGATGTTAAGAAAGCTTTTAAAGACTTAGTCACAAAAAAAGATGATTTTGAAAAAATAATAATGGAAAAAAATAAGAATGAAACTAAAACCGATATCTTAACATTTACAATAATTAAACCTATTTCAAATAAAAAAACTTTTCCTTTAGGTTATAATATGAGAATCGGTTATTATAGTAAAGAGCTATTGGGCTTTAAAAAAATTATTATTGCAACAGATAATAAGACATATGAAAAAAATTTTAACTATTTGGATGGGATTAGGGATATAAGTTCAAGTGGTGTTTATGAATATTATGACATTAAAATACCTTTAGATGATAAAGAGACAATTGACATGTTAAAAGATATTGTAAAATCAAAAAATTCAAAAATAAGATTTTATTCTAGAGAAAAACATAAAGATAAAGTTTTTACAGATAGAGAAAAAAAATTAATATTGAACTTTTTAGCTATTACAGGTTTTTATCATGTTGCTAATTCGAATATTATTGAAGATACTGTACTAGAAATTCAAAACAAATTTAATATCCCAGAAGATAGTGCTATTCAATATCTTAAGGACACATATAAAAAAAATAATTAAATTAAGAGCAGTTTAAAACTGCTCTTTTTTATTTGGAGGTGAAAAATTGGAACATGTATTAAGTGCTAGACTGGAACTTAAAGATAAATTTACAGCTGTTGTAAATAAAGCTGAAAAAGGACTTGCTGGGCTTTATCAGAAAGCTCAATCTATGAACTGGGAAAAGGTTAATTCTGGATTGAATAAATTCGGAGCAGTTGCAACTGGAGGTTTAATTGGACTAGGTGCTATTGCTGGTAGTTCTTTAACTGCTTTTGCTGATTTAGAGGATCAAGTTAGAAGAAATAAAGCTATCATGGGAGCAACAGCTGCTGAAGAAAATATGCTAATGACTCAAACAAGAGAACTTGGAAGAAGTACAAGATTTACAGCTCAAGAAGTAGCACAAGCTCAAATGTATCAAGCAATGGCGGGTATGAAAACAAATGAAGTATTGGAAATGACACCAAAACTTTTAAAACTTTCTATCGCTTCTGGAGAAGATTTAGCTAGTACATCAGACCTTCTTACTGATAATATAAGTGCGTTTGGATTATCGTTGCAAGATGCTGATAGATTTATGGATGTTATGGCTGCAACAGCTAATAATACTAATACAAGTATTGCACAGCTAGGAGAAGCTTATAAGTATGTTGCATCAACTTCAAGAAATTTTGAAAGTTTAGAAGAAACAAATATTATTCTAGGATTATTAGCAGATAGTGGGCTTAAAGGTTCTATAGCAGGAAGAAACTTAGCATCAATTTATGCAAGACTTTCAAAAACAACTCCTGATATGGATAAAGCTTTGAAAAAAGTTGGAGTAACTCTTTATGATAACAATGGTAAGTTTAAAGGATTAAGAAAAATTTTAGAAGAATTAAAGCCTAAGCTTGCACAAATGAATGATGAACAAAGAAATTTATTTTTGACTACAATAGCAGGTTCTGAAGGTTTAAAAGTAATGAATAGTTTATTAGGAACTTCAAAAGAAGGGATAGAAAAAGCTGAGAAAGCAATATTAAATGCAACAGGTGCAACTGATAAAATGGCTAGCGAAATGGGAAATACAACTAAAAATAAAATTGCTGAATTTAGAAGTGCAGTTGAAGATTTAAAAATAGCCATTGGAGAGGGTTTAGCCCCAACAGCAGTAGATTTCATAAATAAATTTACAGAAAAAATGAATGAATTAAATTCAAATGGAACTTTTGATTCTAAAAATATAGAAGCTTATTTTAATAAAATTTTTAATTTTTTATCTGAAGCTATACAAGGTTTTGCAGCATTAAAAGCTGCAGCAATGGCAGAATCAATCTTTGCTGGTGCAGGATTGCCAGTTATTGGTGGATTTGTAGGTTGGAAACTTGGAAGATGGATTGATAATAAAACTGGATTATCAAAAAGTGCTGTTGAAGGAGTTAAAATTTCACAATACACTAACAAATATATGAAACAAGGATATTCTAGAGAGGAAGCTGATAAACAAGCTAGATTAGATGTTGAAAGAGAAAATAAAATGGCTAGTTGGAAATCTGAAGATTATCAAAGACAAATTGAAGTTGAAAAAAATCAAATAATCTTATCTTTAGACGAGTCTCAATTAAACAAACTTAAAAATAATACTATAGGTTTGAGTGCTCTTGGATTAAGTCATGAAGATTTAAAACAACAAGAAATATTATTGAAAAATAGAAGTATAAATTCCTTAAATTCTCCTCTACCTAAAAAGCCAAAAACTGAATATGAAAAAGCATTTGCAGATTTAGGTGTCAAGGCACCTATAGCAGCAACTACTAATTTTTCTCCTCAAGTAAATGTTAATATGGGTGGAGTTGTAATAAAAAATGAAGCAGATTTAGAAAAAACTGCAGAAATGTCTAAACAAAAAATAATGGCAGAATTAAAAAATTATGTACAAATAACAAATTAAAGGAGGATAGTATGAAACCAACATTTATTTTATTGAAAAATTCTACAAGTACTCCTTTTTTCTTTGTGGTCCCACCTTTGGATTTAAAGATAGAGAGTGAGCAAGACACACAGATTTTTAAAATAATTGATGTAGGAGAAAAGACATTAATAGGAAATAGAAAAGCTGAAAGAATTAGTTTTTCTACATTTTTTCCTAATCTTAAATCTCATTTTTTTAATTATTTACTGTCTGCAACACCATCTGGCTGTGTTGAAACATTAACTAAATTAAAAAACGATAAAGAACCTTTAACTTTAATTGTTCCTGAGTTCAACGTATTTTTTAAATGCTATATCCAAACTCTAAATTTTTCTATAGTTGAAAGAACTGGAGATATAGATGTTGAAATAAGTTTAATTGAAATTAGTAAAAATAAAACACTGCTAGATGTAGCTAGAGGTTTACTTCAAAGGTGATAATATGGAAAAAGTAAAAATATATGTTAATGGAAAAGAATATAAAAATATTTTTATTCAGGTTATTTGGAGCGGAGCAATTCACGGAACTGCTAGAAAATTAGAAGTCGAGTACTTAGGAGATATCATAACTGAAATAGGAGATGAAATTGAATTTTCTTATGATGATGAAAAATTATTTGTTGGAAAGGTATTTTTTCATTCGAGAAAAGGAGATACTGATGTTAAAACATTCTATGCTTATGATAATTCTATTTATCTTAATAAAAATAACTTTGTTAAAAACTTCTTTAGAAAAAAACCAAGTGAAATATTAAAAGAAATATGCGGAGAACTTAATTTAAAAGTAAGTAAAATACCACAAGATGAAGTTACTTGTACTTATCCAGCTATTGACAGAAGCGGATACGAAATTATATTAAATGCTTACACAATACAACACAGAAAAAATAAAAAGATTTATTCTATTGTAAGTAATGATAAAGCAATAGATATAGTTGAGCAAGGAACTCATGCTGATGTTCTTTTAACAAGTGCTGACAATATTTCTAATTCTTCGTATGAAGAAAGCATAGAGAATATGATAAATCAAATAGTTATCTATAAAGTTGAAAATGAAAAGCAACAAATACTTAATAAAGTAGAGGATGCTGAAGATAAAAAGAAATTTGGATTATTTCAACAAGTTATGCAATATGAAAAAGATGTAGATAATATAGCAAATGCAAAAGATATGTTAAAAAGTGTTGAAAAAAGTTCGAGATTACATTGTTTAGGAAATGTATTAATTCAAGCTGGATACAATATAGGAATACAAGAGCCTCATACTGGACTTGTTGGAGATTTCTTAGTTAAATCAGATACTCATGTATTTGAAGGAGAAACCCATTTTTGTAATGTTGAGTTAGCTTTTGAAAATGTAATGGGTAAAGCTGAATTTGAAAATAAAGAAAAAGTTAAAAAAAGTGATAAAACTAAAAAAAGTAAAAAAAATAAAAAAGTAGATAAATTAGATCAACTGTTTCCAGAAGGGTGGGATAAGAAATGAGCGAATTAGGTTCTTTAATAGGTGAAATGATAGGACAAGCTACAAAAGGAACATCTATCATAAAAGCATCTGTAGTTACTCCACCCCCAAACTTAACTATTGAATTTGATGGTCAAGTTATACCAAGTGAGCAAATTTATTGCAGTAATTACTTATTACCTAATTATCATAGGGATCATACAATAGATGGTGTTATTGATGAAATAAATATAGATGTATCTAAATATGATTACGATAATACTACTCAGGATGCAATGGGGCATAAGATACTAAAATTAGAAGGAAGTGGAAACTATCAGGGAAAGGGAACATATAAATCTCACAAGGATATTTGGTTTGAGGATACATTACAAAAAGGCGATGAAGTGCTAGTGCTTGTTTTGGGTGTACATTATGTAGTTGTAACAAAAATAGTTAAAATGCCGAGTGGAGCAATAAAGGGGGTGTAATGTGGAAAAAGATTTTAATATTTTTCTTAAAAAAACGGATACAGAAGTTGAAGAAATGGCAACTTTTAAAGAATATGCTATAGACTTTAAAACTGGAGAATATATAAAAGAAGGAAATGATATAAAAGTTTTAGAGAAAAATGAAGCTTTAAAAGTATGGATATTTAAGGCATTAAAGACTGAAAGATTTAGATATACTGATGTGCATAGTGACGAATATGGGAGTGAATTAGAAACTAATATAGGAACTATCTATCATAAAACAGTTAAAGATGCTTTAATGATAAATCAAATAAGAGATACATTGTTAGTAAACCCTTACATTACAGAGTGCTATAATTTTGACATTTCTAACGAAGATGAATATGTTCCACAGATAACCTTTAATGTTAAAACGGTATATGGAGAACTAGAAATGGAGGTGTAAATGAAAGATAAAATAGAATTAAGAAATAATTTCTTAGATAATCTTAAAAACCCACTTTCAAAAATGGAAGGGACTTTCAATTTTGATATTGCTGCAACATTTGGAATTACTGCAGAAGAAGTTTACAAAGAGTTAGAGTTCTGGGAAAAACAAACATTCATAGATACAGCTACAGAAGATGAATACATTGATAAGCATGCTTTAATGTTTGGAGTAAAAAGAAGGGTAGGAACTAAGGCAAAAGGTATTTTAAAAGTAACTGGAAAAGCAAATTCTATCATAGAAGAAAATACAATATTTCTTAATAGAGATGGTATAAAATATAAATCTTTAAGAAAAGAGTATCTAAATACAACTGGAGTTGCAGAAATAGAAATAGAATGCTTATCTGAAGGAAAAGTAGGTAATGCTGCAATAGGTGAAATTACAACTTTTGAAATTCAAAATAGCAATATTTACAGTGTTATAAATGAAAAAGAAATTATAAATGGATATGATAAAGAGCCTAATTCTGTATTAGTTGCAAGAGCTAAGGAAAAAGCTACAAGATCTGCTCATAGTGGAAACATTTATGATTATGAACAATGGGCCAAACAAGTTGATGGAGTTGGAAAAGTCTTAGTAAAACCTCTTTGGAATGGAAATGGAACTGTTAAAGTTCTAATTGCTAACTATAATAATGATATTGCAGATTCATCTCTAATTCAAAAAGTTAAGGAAAGAATACAAAGCGATGATGGAAGACCAGTTGGGGCTGATGTTACTGTTGACAGTTTTACTGCTAAAAATATAAATGTGAGTATACAAGTTATATTGAAAGCAGGTTTTTCAATATCTGATGTAAAAGAAAAAATTGAATCTCTTTTGAAAGCTGTTATAAAAACTGGAAATGCTACATTTGAAAAAGCTAATAAAACAATACTATCTATTAATCGTTTAGAAAAAGCTATTTTAGAAATAGACGGAGTAAATGATAACTTTGTAAAAGTAAACAATTCTAATTCTAACTTAGAAATAGCAGAAGATGAGATATTGATAGTTGGGACAGTGGTTATAAATGAGTGATAGATTAATAAAAAAAGTATCTAAAATAGCTAGAAACAGTTTACAAAAAGATTTAATTAGAACACTAGATTTAATCTGTGAATATGCTAAAAATGATATACAAAAATACAAGGAGCTATTATTCATAGCTTTTTTTAATGAACAGCAAATAGCAAATTATGAAAGGTTTATGGAGTTAGACTATAAAAATGGTTGGAGTTTACAGGATAGAAAAGACAGAATTATTTATACTTTATTATCAAAAAATATCTTTACTCCGCAAGTTTTAAAAGAACAAGCTAAGATATTCACAAATGGAGAGATTGAAGTTGTTGAGGATTATGGAAATTACTCATTTACAATAAAATTTACATCTGTAGTTGGAATACCTCAAAACCTAGATAATTTTAAGAATTTTATTTACATTAACAAACCTGCTCATTTGAATTTTAACATAGAGCTTAGATATAATACGCATGGCCAAATAAAGAATAAAGAATTATCACATAAGTATTTAAAAAAATATACTCATAAGCAAATTTATGACACTCGTATTTTTGAGGATTAAAAGGGGGTTAAGAATGTCAAGAAAAACAGAATATTTAAAACTACATTTACCTGAAGAAAATGAATTTTATAATGTAGAAAAAGACCAAAATGAAAATTTTGAAAAAATAGATCTAAAAATTAAAGAGTTAGATACTTTTAAAAAGAAAACAGGTTTTAACTTAGATAAAACAGATATGTTTAATTTAGATGACAGTAATTTACTTGGTACAGCTAAAGCATTAAAAGAGTTATATGATGCCCTAAATAGAAAAATAGAAACTTTAGATCTATGTCCTTATAAGGTTGGAGATGTCTATGTTACAACCAACACAGCTAATCCAGCTGATTTATGGAGTGGTACGACTTGGACTAAATTAGAGGGTAGATTTTTGAAAGCAACTAATAGTGGAGAAAATCCTAAGACAATGGGTGGAAGTAACTCAAAAACATTGACTGTTGCAAATATACCATCACACAATCACAGTATATGGATTAATGAAAGTGGATACCATAGCCATAGTCAAGAGGCTCACGCCCATACACAACCAGCTCACACTCACGGTGTTCCACAACAATTATTTCCTCAATCAATGTCACATAGTTCAAACAATTTAGTAGGAGGTTCTCGTGGAGATAGGGGCGTTTTTAATACAACATATGCTGGAGGAGAAAATACAGGAGGAGCACAACCTACAATCTACGGAAATGGTAATCACAGTCATAGTGCTAGTATTGGAAATACAGGTAGTGGTAGTGCGTTTGATGTTACACCTGCTTACTATGCGGTTAATATGTGGATTAGAATTGGATAAGGAGGTAATTTATGTATTATTATGTAGATAAAATAGAAGCTATGAAAGGAAATTCATTAGTTTTAGCAACACGTTCTGACAAAATAAAAGGTTATAAAGAGGTTTTAGGAGAAAATGCTATTGAATACAGAGGAGATGTATTACCTTTTTATATAACTTATGATAGTAAAACTGATAGTATTAGAGAAGCTACTGAGGTTGAAAAAGTAAAAAGAGGTCAACTACATTTAGCTGAAAATCAAATAATTATAGATAATCAAATAATCACTTATGATAAAAACTATCAAAAAATAGTAGATGATAAGGTAGTAAATAAGAGTTTAAAAGAGTTGATTGAAGAAAATATAATTACACTAGACGACGCTAAACATCAAAAAAGACGTATGTTTAGACAAGTTTTGCTAGATAAATTATATGCAGATTTTGATTACAACGGTAAAGTATTCCAAATGGGGGAAGCCGATGAATCTAACTTTTTAAGAGTAAAATCAGCAATAGATATTGCAACAACATCTACAGATAGTAGAGCAATAATTGGTGCTATTAAATCATTAAAAGGAGATATACCTGCTGAATTTGAAAGCAATATAAAGTTGATTATGAAAGATAAATCAAAATTAAGTGAATTTATACAATCTTTAAAAATTAATTGGAGATTGAAAGATAATTCAGTAAGTCAATTTACTTTTGGAGAAATCAATAATGTTTACTTACTTTGGATACTGAGAGGTACATCAGCACAAGAAGAATATACAGCGATTGCTGAAAAAGTTATGGCTTGTAAAACATTAGACGATTTAGAGCGTATAGAGTGGTTTTAATTTGTTAGGGTATCTGTTATATAGCTACCCTTTTTTTAACGTTTTAAAATGCGTTTTATAAAGTCATTTTTTAAGGAGGTATATATGTTTATTTTATCTGAAAAAAGTTTAGAAAAATTAAAAGGAGTTCATCCAAAATTAGTAGTTTTTATGGAAGAATTAATAAAAGAATCGCCATACGATTTTAAAATAACTTGTGGACTTAGAACTGTTGAAGAACAAAACCGTGAATATCAAAAAGGAAGAACTCTTTTATATGATAGCAATGGGAATAAACTAAGTAAAGTTAGTTGGTGTGACGGATATAAATTAAAATCAAAGCACCAAGTGAAAGCAGATGGATATGGGTATGCTGTTGATATAGCAGTTTTGGAAAAAGAAAAATACACAGATAAGAAAACTGGAGAAGTAAGAGAAAAAATAGTTGCTAGATGGGATTATAAATATTATAAAGCTATTTATGATGTTGCAAAAAGTAAAGGACTAATTGACAAGTATGGGATAGTTTGGGGTGGAAATTGGAAACAAAAAGATTTAGTACATTTTCAATTAGGAACAGCTGATAATATTCAATTTAAAAGATAATGGAGGGGTATCATGCCAGAACTAGATGAATTTAATTTAAAATATTACGATGGAAAAGATTTTATTTTAGAAAAAGATTATAGATATATGATAGGAGAAAAATTAATTCATATACCTGCAGGTTTTAAGTGTGATTTAGCTAGTGTACCTAGAATTTTCAGAAATGTTATTAATACTTATGGGGACCATACAAAAGCAGCCGTTATTCATGATTGGTTATATAGAAATGGTCATAATTTGGGAATAAGTAGAAAGGAAGCAGATAAAGTATTTTTAGCAGTTATGAAAGAACAAGGGGTCGGCTTTTTCAAAAGACAGTTAATGTATAGAGCTGTTAGAACATTTGGGATGTTCGCATACAAGGAGGATTAATGGAATTAGAAATTACTTTAACACTATTAGGAATGCTTGGAACATCTTTAATTACAGTTGGTGGTGTTATTTTAGGCTATCACAATTATTTGATGAGGCAAATCAATAAAAGATTAAAAAAGGAAACATATTATATAGATCAAGAAAAATTAGACAAGCAACTTGAAGAAATAAAAAACAGCTTTGAAAAACAAAAAGATGAAATAAAAGCAATGATAGCCAAGTTAGGAGATAAGATGGAATCAGATTATCAAAAGATTTATGATCATCTACTAAATTGTAATAGAAGAAATGGGTAGGATTCGTCCTGCCCCTCTTTTTTTGTTTAGAATATTTTAATATTCAAAATTATAGAATATGTGGTATAATTTAAGAATTAAAACTCTATAATAAGGAAGTTGTGAATAGAATGCAAAAATTAGGTAATTTCAATTTTGGAAGAATAGATGGAAAAACTGAGACAGAAGAGTACAGAGATAAGAATATAAAAATAGAGGACATGTTTTATAATCACGAGGACATTTATAAAAAATTAGATGATAAAAGATATATTATACTAGGGGATAAAGGAACTGGGAAAACATTATTAATAGAATATTTTAAAGAAAAAAAGAGAAATCTTGATTCTTATTTTATTGAAATGAATATTATAGATATAATTGATAAATACAATATAGAAAATACAAAATACAATAATTTTTCTTTTTTTATAAAATATTATATTTTTTCAAAATTATCGACATATCTAGTAACATTATATCCTTTAGGCAAAATATCAGAAAAAGACAGGAGGATTTTAAATCGTATTATTGAAAATGAACCTGTAAATTTAGATATTTCTAAACTCGGTGTAGTAGAATTTAATAGTGATTTACTCTCAAAAATTCCATATTTAGGAAAAATTATTTTCCTTATAAAAAATTTTATTTTAAAAAAAACTCATAAAGAAGACGAATATCAAAAAGTATTAGATTCGATTTTATATTTTTTAGATACAGTTTTAATCCCTATTAAAAAAAACAAATATATATAATATTTGATGAATTAGACAATATGCTTAAAAATAATTATAGAGAAAATTATAAATTTATTTTAGAAGAACTTATAACATCAGTAGAATTTTTAAATAACTATTGGAGAAAAAAAGAAATAGATACTAGAATAATTTTAAGTATAAGACTAGATATGTTTCAAACTTTAAACTTAACAAATTTAAATAAGTTAAAAGAAGACTATTCAGTTGTTTTAGATTGGGGAACGGATGAAACAAAAAACTCACCTTTATTTAAACTTATTTTTAATAAGATGAAAAATCAAGATGAGAGCATAAAAAAAATAAATGATGAAATTATTTTTAGAGAAATATTTGGAACAGAAATAAATATAAGTGAAAAAAAATCATTAGAAATAGATAAATATATTTTAGGAAAAACTTTTTTGAGACCAAGAGATATTATTTCTTTCTTTATAAAACTTTCTTTCAAATGTAAAGAAAAATCTAAAGTTTCATTACCAGAACTTCAAGAAGTAGCAAAGGAATTTTCAACATATATATATTCAGAAGCACGAGATAGAATAGTAGGATATATAGAGCCAGATGAATATGAGTGTTTCTTAGATCTAATAAAAACTTATAATAAAACCATTTTTAAATATAAAGAATTAGAATATTTTTTTAAAAATAATACAGAACAATTTGAAAAATTAAAAGTAGAGAAATTTTGGGAGTATTTTAAAAATTTTTTTGAAATAGGGTTAATAGGAGAAATTCAAAAAATTGCTAAAAATGATTCTTATGGGAGTGTAAATTTCTTTAAATATAAAAATAAACATATAATACCATCAAAAAACGGAAAATTCACATTACATTATGGAATCAGAGATTATTTAGGTATGAGTCGTGAGAAAAAATCTAAATTTATTATTATTTCAGAAGAAAATTATAATAAAATAAAAATTCTCTTAGGATTTTTTGAAGGAAAAGAATTTTCTTATAAAGAATTGTTGGAATTTATTCAAAAATCTGAAAATACTTTTTTAAAAGAAATAAGTGAAAAAGAACTAGAAGAAGGATTAAACTATTTTTACAATAATGATTTAATTAAAGAAATAATAGTAAAACAAAATGGTAAAAGAAAAGAAGTACGAAAAAAGAAAGATAAATTAAATTTAGATAATTTATTAAGCTTTAAGCTATAAAAAATATTGACAAAACGAATAAAAAATAGTATCATACAGATATATAACAATTAAAATAATACATTGCCTATGAGGTACTCTATAAATATAGAACTTGTAGGATAAAAGTAGGAGAGGTTTTTTCCCTCTCTTTAACTTTAATAACAAAAGCAGGATTAATTTCCTGCTTTTTTGTTATAGATTTTTATTAATTTTACATACTTATTTCTATTTTAAGTCCATTTTAAGTCCACTAAAATCTAAAAGTATGATAATAACTTATTTTAAATAAGTTTTTCTTCTATTCCCACTCAATAGTTGCAGGTGGTTTAGATGAAATATCATAAGTCAATCTATTAATTCCTTTAACTTCATTTAGAATTCTATTAGAAACTTTTTCTAAGAAATCATAAGGCAAGTGT